GCATCTCCACGGCGTATCCCTGGCCTGCAGCGCCCAGGGGCTTGTCCACCAGGTCTTCGCCTTGCTGCCAGGCAGCGCGCAGCGCCAGGTCGGCCGCGGTCCCCGCCTGCTGGCCCGTGGCAGCCAGCACAATGCCGATCTGATCGCGCAGCCTGGCCAACTGCCATTGCTGCCAGTCGGCGGGCTGCTGGGCCAGCTGCAGCGAGATCTGGAGCTGGGCATCGCGCAGCAGGGCCACCACGCTCTGGTCGGCCCCAATGAGCAGCCGGGCGCGCTCGGCCAGGCGCTCTTTCAGCGCAGCTTCAAAACGCTTTTGCTCGGGTGTCACGCCTGGTCAACCGCTGCAGGGGCCCTGGGCTGGGCCTTGCCCGCCTGCAGCTCGTCGCGCAAGTCGGCGGGCAGATTGAAGCTGTCCGCTGCGGCCTTGGCCTTCTTGCGCTCGGCATGCTCGGCGCGGGCGGCTTCCAGCTCAGTCTTGGCGTCAAAGTCCTGCCCAAAGCGCTGCACCACATCGGCCACAATCTTGAGGGCCGTTTCTTCGGTCAGCAGCCCGGCGTCGATCATCTGCGTCACGGCCTGCACCGCCGAGGTCATGGCAGCGGCAAACTTGGTCACATCCTTGTTCACCAGCTCAGGGAACACGGCGGTGACTTGCCATGTGTCTTCAGCCCAGTCCGGCTTGGCGCCGGTCACCCTGGCTGCCTGCCACAGCACGAACCGGCCGATCTCTTCCAGCATCAGCTTCAGGAAGTTCTGCCGACCGGTGTAAACCTTGAAGGTGGGCTCGCCCATTTCTGCGGCCGCAGCGCGGTTCACGTCGCCGCCACCGCCAAACCAGTGCTCGGGGGTGGTGCTGCCGCCCAGCACATGGTTACGCAGCAGCCGGGCGCTCTGGCTGGTGTCGGCCGCTTGCAGGCTGGGGCTCTTGGCTTCCAGCTTCACGCTGTCGTTGTGTACAAAGGTGCTGTTGGGCGATGGCGGTGTGAAGGTCTTCTCATACTCCTTCACGGCCTCAGGGTCGGACCCCGTCAAGGTCACATCCCATACAAAGGCGCGCAGGTAGCCAATGCGGTCCAACTCATTGAACAGGAAGTCGTCGTAGGCGTCGAGCCAGTCGATCTGCCCCAGCAGGTCGCTGCGGCCCCGGCTGCCGTTCGGGAACTTGTTGAGCTGGTACAGCAGGCACTCGCCATCCGTGAAGTCCTCGGCACGGATGCGGGCGGTATTGGCACTGAACAGATCGCCGTCCTCGCCCAGCACAATCACCCGGTACTTGTGCTGCTTGCCCCGGTTGTCCCGCTTGGTGACCACGCCAATGGGCTGCTCGGGGTTGTCGGGGTCGGTCACCACGGTGGCGATCTTGCGCGGGTCCAGGTAGCCCAGGCGCACAAAGCCGTCGCCATCACGCACGTTGGCGATGTAGCACTGTTCGCCCAGCAGGCCCAGGGCGCGCACCCGGGGTGTGAGTTTTAAAGGCCAGTTGTTGATGGGGTCCGACCAGAAGGCGTTGAGCAGTTTCTGGTGCTCTTCGTCCTTGCACTGCAGCGTGACGCCTTCGGCCAGCAGGTAGGCCAGCGGAAGCTCCACCAGGCGGTTGGCCAGCAGGTTGCTCTGCCACAGGTATTCGGCCACCTTCTGCATGCGGTCCTGCGCCATGGGCGACAGGTCGCGTTCGTTCTGGTTGCTGAGGCCATCGCCGCTCAGGCGGCGCCAGCCAGGTTCATCTGCACCTTGGGCAGATGCTGCCTCGCGTATGGGCACGGGTGCTGGTGCGGGTGCGGGGGCAGGCGCCATACCCACGGCCTCCATCAGTCGATTCAATAGTCCCATGGTGTCAGTCCTCTGCGGCCAGCTCGGCGCCCACAAGGGCGAGCGCCAGGCGGCCATGGTCGTTGTGGTGGGCGATCACCTCGCGCAGCTTCAGCGCGGCCAGCTCGATCCCCTTGCGGTCGGCGGCTGGCAGGCCAGCGATGTGGCCTCGGATGATCAAAAGGTTCTGGTGGTCTTCGGACATGGCATTTCCTGTGCCTGGTCAGCCGCGCCTGAACATGCGCTGCGCCGTGTGGCCATACTTCTCGCGGGCGCTCTGCGCCTGGCTGGTGGCATTGCCACCCTGTGCAGCTGCAGCCACACCACCCGTCACGGCCAGCATCCACAGCATCACCACCATGTCGGGCCCGTCGTCGTGGTCGGCCTTTGGGAAGTGGCGGAACTGGTCCACCAGCGTGGTCTGGCTGCTGTGCAGCCGAATCAGGCCGTTGTGCATGTGGGGCTGCAGGCTCTCGATGCGCAGCAGCTTGTCGCTGATGGGCAGCAGCCCGCGCGCCGGTACCGGCACGCCCAGCTGGGCGCTGCGCTTGACCAGCTCGGTGCGCAGAAACTCCTGGAACTGCACCGACTCCACACCCCAGACGATGCAGCAGTACTCCCGCTGCAGCTCAATGATGTCGCTGATGATGCGGTCGGGCGTGCGCTTCTTGATCTTGGCTTCGACCACATCCAGGATGCCGGTGGTGCGTTGGTAGCCGCCTATGCCCAGGGCGCTCGGGTCGCGGCTGTTGCCGTGCTTTCCCAGGCTTGGGTCGGCCGCTCCGTAGAACACCCACTCGGCCAGGCGGTTGACCCAAAAGCGGATGGAGTGCGCAAAGGGCGCGTCCTCGCCCGCCACCGGGTCGTTTTGCTGCTCGCTGTCAAAGGCACTGTGGCCCTCACGGGCGCGGCGGATCATCAGCTTGTGGATGGGGCGCAGCGCGGGCCAGCTCACCACCGCGCCTGCATCCATCTCGGCTTGCTGTGCTTGGTACAGCGCCATGGCCGCAGCCTCGCCCTCCTTGGGCGTCTCGGCGTTGAGCAGCAGCCCTTCGAACTGCTCCCACAGGTCCATGCGGTCGGGCCATTGGATGATGGCTTTAAAAACCTGCCGGTTCCACAGCGGGTTCTTGAGAAAGCGCGCCAGCACCGAGTCGTAGTGCAGCACCGTGCCCACCAGAATGGCGTGCATGGAGTCGTCGGGCGGCCCCAGGTTGAGCACGCTGGCCGTGACGAACTTCTGCAGCTTGTCGCGCTGCGCTGGCGTTGTGACGTTCTCGTCGTTCTCGATGTCGTCCATGATGGCCAGGTCAGGCCGGTGGGCGCCGTGGCGGCGGCCCCGAATTTTCTTGGCCGATCCGAAGGCCTCGACCTTGCGGCCATTGGCCGTGACGATGACGCCCGCGCGCCACACCTTGCCCTGGCCGCAGGCCTCGGGGAAGTCGCCGCCGATGCGCGGGTTGGCCTCCAGCTCGGCCTTGATGGCTTCAAGCATCTCGGCCGCCTGCTCGAAGGCGTCCATCACGATGATGGGATACCAGAGCTTCTCGGTCACCACGCACCAGGTGACAAAGCTCATGCTGATCTTGGTGGACTTGGCCTCGCCACGCGGCGCCGCCAAGGCATCGCGCTGACCGGAGCTGCTGTTGATGAGCTCCGGCAGACGCTTGTAGAGGTACAGGTGCAGCGCACTGGGCTCGGCACGACCATAGTGCGGGAAGTAGTTGCGGTCCCAAAACTCAAAGCCGGTCACGGGGTCGCAGACCTTGCGGCGGCGTTCGGCAATGGCTTCGGGCGAGACATCCCAGCCGTCGAGATTGGCGTCGATCTGGCGGCGCAGGCCATCGGCCAGGGCGGCCAGGCCGTCGAGGAATTCCTTACTACTCTTCGCCATAGCAAGGTGACCCCAAACCAGCGTCGTACTTTCTAGAATGGAGGTGCACTCTCGCAACCACCCCCAACAAAGGGAAACTCATGACACAGAGCATCTCGTTTGAACTCAGGAAGACGGGCGAAGGCCTGCCATACACCGCAGTAGTGCTTTAGCACAGCATTGAGAAGCACACACGCATTCGTGTGGAGACGAATGTTCCCAATGACTTTGGGACCGACTCTTTGAATGAGATACAGGCAAAGCTATGGGAGAGTACGGGGGAGCAGATTGCTGATCTTGTGAAAACGTTGCGCCGATCAATTCCTGCTCACCAGCAGAACCCGGCACCCACTTCAGAGGCCTGATTTCGGTCAATTGGTTTTGCATACATAGTCTCCTCAAGACTTCGACTTAGCCAGCTCTTCGCCAAATGGCTCCAGCAGCTCCACCATCGCGGCAAGGTGCTGGGGAAACTTTGCCTGTGCAAACGACACCAGGCGTTGCAGCACGTCGAGCTGGATGGCCTGCTTGTTCAACTCGGGCGACAGGCGTTTAAAGCTCGCCATCGTCTTGTTGAAGCTGTCGCTCATGCTGGCCAGCGTCTCGGCACGCTGCATCGGCCCCATGTCCTTGGCTTCGCGCAGCTGGTCCATGGTGGCCTGGTGCTGCACCAGGTAGTCCTCTAGCAGCCTCTTGCTCAGGGTGCTGAAGTTGTCGTCGCCCAGCGCCATGGCGGCGCGCGCGCTATCCCAGTCGTCACCCTGGTCAAAGGCCTCTTGCTTCCAGCGGTTGGCCGTGCTGCGCGGGATGCCCACCTTCTTGCAGGCAGTCTCCATCGCCAGGCGCTGGTAAACATACAGGCCGCGTAGCTGGGTGCGTTTTTCTCCGGGGTGGGCCATTACTGACCGGTGCCTCCACGGCCGATCCATTGCTTCACACCTTCGATGGCCAGGGCGATACCAATGGACACTGCAGAGCCGCTGATGGCACCCGCCACGGCGGCCTTTTGCTCCACCGTCCGCAAGCGGTTGTCGATGGCGTCCATGCGCTTGTCCTGGCGCGTCAGGTGCGCCGTAATGCCGTCGAGCTTGCCGTCCATCTTTCCCAGCAGCATCAGTTCTTCTTTTTCCATTGGCATGGATGCGTCACTTTCCGTTTGAATCGTTTGAACTTTTCGAACCGTTTAAAAAATCGATCAGGTGTTGGTACCGCTGGCGGTCATCGGCGCAGCTCTTGGCGTTGGCGGCGTGGTTGGCCCAGGCGTCATCGAGCGTGAGGCCGGAGCTTTCGGCACAGGCTTCGTTTGCAGCAGCGTCGGCGCCTTCGGTGGCACCAGCAGGGCCGCAGGCACCGGTCGCGGCATCAATACCTGTGAGGGCGCCGTTCCACATGCGGACAGCAGCAAGAGTGAGCACAGGGCCGCTATCGACAGCAGCTGCAGGCGCAGGCCGCTGGTCCGGGCCCGGCGCTTGAGACCCGGGGGCAGCACCGCTGGCAGCCACAGCCACTGGGCCAGGCACAACAAGAGGCACACGGTGGCGGAGGTCTTGATAGAGGGAATCCAGAGCGGCATAGCGGTCTTCCTGGTCGAGGTGTTCGGAGATGTAGTGGGCGGCGGCCTGGTCGGCGCGCGCGGTTTCCTTGGCTGTTTCATCGCGCTCGGCTTCCAGCTCTTTTGCGTGCTTGGCCTGCCAGGCGTTGTCGGTGGCATTGCTGCCCCACCAATAGCCACCACCAACCAAGGCCAGGGAAGAAATCAGGGCGAGCAGGAGACGTGCGGCCATGGCGTTCTCAATGCTCAATGCGGCAGTTGGCCGACCATCCACATGGCGGCCAGCGCCAGGGCGATGAAGGCAATGACGATGCTTGCTGCAATGCCCACAGGAGGCGTCTGAGCTTCTCCATTACTGCAGCTCCATGCACGTCTTGTGGCGGGCCTGCTGGCGGGTCCAGACGCCCATGCAGACCTTGTTGCCCGGCGTGCTGCAGTCGAACTCCCAACGCAGCGCTCTGCCTTGCGCGTCACGCTTGCTCACCACCCAGCCCGGACCTTCCTGGCGGGCGCTGGTCAGCTTGCGGTACTGCAGTAACTCAAAGCAGGCCGCTGGGTAGTTGCCCGCCTGCAGCTCACGCCGCATGCCGGAAGTGAGCCAGGCGCGATTGCCGTACTGGTACACCCAGTCCATGTACAGGTCGTACTCGCCCTGGTGCAGCGCCACGCCTGGCAGGCTGTTGCGAAACAAGGTCTCTTCCCGGCTGATGTGTGCCTGGGCTTTGATGAGTGCGCGGACAGGCGTGGTGGTGTCGCCCGTTTTCACAGGCGTTCCGTCCTCGTGGAAGGTGGAGCCAAAGCCCACGGTTGGCCGGTCGCCCTGGGTGGGGATGACGGCGCGGTCGGTGTAGCCCTCGTGCACCACCAGCCCCACCAATGCGGTGGCCGACAGCGACAGCACCGCCACGGCCTGGCGCGGGGTGATGTGCCCGAACATTGGTGAGCGCCGCCTGACGCGGGACAATGGTCGCTTCTCAACACCACCATTGCCAACGAAAGGGGCACTCATGACAGAACCACAGGCAGCAGATATTGCCAACAAAATCATTGGCCTTCTCCTGACCCATCAGCCGGACGTGCTTGGCAAGTCCGCCTTAATCGACCAAGAAGAGGCGCAGAAGGCGGCAAGCAACATTGCCGCGTTTCGTCTGAAGTTGATTCAGGATCTGACGTCCCAGCCCCATTGAGGGCGTCTCGGTAAACCCGCCCAGCCTGCCCCCCGAATTCATCGGAGGGGTAGGTGTCAGCTTTTGCTTTGGCCCATTCCTGCGCCGCCGCCAGTCCCACCTGGTGGCGGCGTTCGTTTTTTCGTGTGCAGACAAAAACAACGGTCGCAACGACCGATATACACACGATGCCCAGGAGAAAAGCGGTTGTGATTCCCATGGCCCCGACTGTCACGGCGAGGGCACAAAAAACTAAGGCCAGCATGTGCTGGCCTGAGGGTGGTAGGTGCGCCTATCTCATCGCAAGTTGGCAAGCACCAATCGGAACTTTCGCCCAATGTCTACTAGCGACACCAACGCGGCAGCATGCAGCCCCATCAGAACCGCGAGCAGCCACCGCACTGGCGGAGCGCCGAACAGCAAGGCAAAACCGCACAGTGCTATTGCAAGAAAGAACATGCATCCGACGAAGATGGTTTGAAGCAGATCGTCATAGTGCCCTGTCTTCTTCATGCGCTCCACCAAGGTGGTATTACTGATGCTGGCAAGCACGGCCAATGCCGCCAACATGAAACCCAGCATGGTTGCCGCAATTGATGCCACCGAACCGGAAAACCCCAGCGTCGCAGCCGCATCGGGCAAGCCCGGTGCCCAGCCATAGTGCCAACTCGCCAAAGACATGGCCGCAGCAGCAAGCAAAGGGGCAATCACTGGACTCATGACAAGATTAATCCTCCGGTTCGAGGTTCGTAGTGTCGTCTGCGGCAAGAGCTGCGCGATTGCGCTCATAGGCGTCTTCCAATTCGCTGAAAACATCCGCAGCTCTAGGGTATCTGCCGAACTGCTCCACATGAATCTTATCCTTGAGCGGTGCGGCGAACAACTCGATGGGGTCGGATTCATCTGTGAGCCGGACGCGGATTTTCTCCACCCCCTGCAATCTGAGCGCCTCCCGCACCATTGCCTTGACCTTGGTCGATAGTTTTCCTCCACGCTCTGCGCGGAAGTCAAATCGCGCAAACCCGGCGTCGATCTGCTTCATGGTGTTGAACTGATCCTGGTTCCACTTCGGGGAGCGGGCATCCAGCGATGGAGGGCGGTCGAAACTGTAGGACACCTCGTAGATGGAACGGTTCATGATTTCCTCAATCCGCCCTTCATTGGTGATCGGCGGAACCAGCACCGGTTCGCCGTGCAGTTGGCTCATGTAGTCCTCAAAGCGCGACATTCCGCCAGACGCTCTGTTGAGCTGCCACACAAGCAGGTTACCCAGCTCGCGGTGCAGAAAGTGGCATTTCTCCAAAAG